TACGGAGTCAATTATACTATCTCCGATTCCATCAAGTTTAACATTATTTACAGCATTTGCTAAATGATCTAAAGCATTTGCTAAAGAGGTTAATCTTTCGTCAGCGTCTCCTATAGAGTCTGCTACTTTTTCTAATTTTGTTGTATTAAAAGCCGCCATTGCTGCTCCGAATTCTAAAGTTTCAACTCTACTTTCTTTTAATACATCTCTTAATTCTTGGGCGGCTTCTTTTGCGTTTCTAACTGCAGGAATCATATCTACAAACATTTGTATCATCATAAATGCCATAAAAGCTGCAAAAGCGTAATTTATTATAGTTCCCAAGCCTGCAAATACTGCTCCTAACATGGTAGCTTTTGCTGCTAGACTACTTAGAGCTTTTGATCCAACTAGTGCCATTCTTACTAACCCTCTTTCAGCAACGGCTATTCCTGAGTTAATATTAACACCTATTTTATTCCCTGCCATCTTTGCGGCCTGTTCTATTTTCTTATATGCCGCTCTCTGAATAGCAATTTGTCTAGCCATTGATCTGCCTGTGGCTTTTTCTATTTTCTTAAGACCGTTAATATGTGCTGTTATTGACCTTTTTTGGTTGCCGGCAGATTTATTAAAGAATACTTTTTCATCTACGCCTCTTTTCTGTAAAGATTTTTTGAAAGCTGCAGATACTGTTTTATTTGCTTTGCCCGAAGCTACTGCTCCTGCTTTAATTTTCTTTGCATTCTGATCTAATCTTTTATTTAACGCATTGATTCTCTTTTGACTATCTGAAGTCCAATCAGCAAATTTTTGTTTGATAGCACCTGCACCTGGTACTATGTCTCTTAACATTTTTCTAGCGAAGATAACTAATAGTCCTATTAATATTGGCATATTTCTTTCTAAGAACTCAATAAACGCTGTAAAAACAGGTAATACAAATTCTGAAAGTGCTATTCCTATATCTCCTAACTTAGTAACAAATGCACTAATTGGATTTACAAGCTCATCTGCTTTCTCTCCAATTGCTCCAAAGTTATCTGTTAACTGTTTATTTACTTCATTATAAACAGCAGCTCTTCTTTGAGCAATAGTAAGCTTATCAGCACTAGCGCCTATACTTGCTGCATAGTTTCTTGTAGCAATATCTAGTCTTAATATGATACCTAGTTCATCTAGTAGTTCGGGTTCGGCTTTTGTCACACCACGAATCAATCTGTTGAACGAATCTGTTAAGTCTCGACCTAAAGCAACAGAAGCATTCTTAGCTCCTTCTGCTAATCCTTCGATTTGGTCTGCTGAAAATCCCGCTGCTACTGCGATTGCAGTTTGTTGAGCGGCTGTTTGGAAATCAAGTAATCCTCCTGTTGCAGCTCTAACACTATTAGTGATAGTAAGCATGGAAGTACCTGTAACTTTTGTGAGTTCTTTAAAGCCTCTGATTTGGGCTTGTATGTTTTGTGCGTTTTCTAACGCTTGGAAAGCGGCTGTAATAGCAAAGACGGTTGAAGCAAGAACAGCATAAGATTGTACTAATCCACCAGTTCCTTGTTGCATACGTGAAAAAGATTTAGAGGCTGATTCTGTACGACCAGACATAGCCTGCATATTTCTACGAGTATCTCCCGCAGACTTGCCTACTTTATCTACATCCTTTGCTGTCTTTTTGGCTCGATTGCCTACCTGTTTAAGAGTACCGTCATCAGATACCTCAAAAGTAATAGTTGCGCCTTTAACCTTTTTTCCTGCCATTATTTCCTAGTTTTTGCCTTTCTTTTATCGGCCTCGTGTTGTTTTTTCACTTTGTCATTTAGCATATTTCCATGTTCATGTTCTATATGCTTTAAAAAATATAAAGTTTGGGGTGGATCTGTAATTTCGTACACTTTTATATATGTACTAAGTGCGGTCATATCTTTTCCTTGATAGTACCCACTCATTCCGTCCCACCTATCCGATAACATCCTATGTAGGAAAAATGCCTCTTGAACTTCCAAAGGAAAGGAGCTCATCTCTGGAGGCATCTTTTTAGGGTCTGGTTCTTGATTTAATTGTTCGCAGACAGCAAGATATTTATCAACATCTATGCCCTGGTCTACGAAAGTTCTCTTAATTAGTGCAAGTATTTGTTCTACTTGCTCTGCGTAAAATTTTCCAGATCTCCTACAGTATCAGTTACCCATTGGTCAAAATCGCCTGAATTTCTCATTAATAATTCAGCGTTATCTTGTGTGTATTCAAGTTCATCTTCTAGATTTAGTTGAGATACATCCACCAATAGAAACTCTTCTAGGTACTTGTACTTTAATCCATTCCAACCTTTTATTATCGCTGAGACATATTCTACCATGAACAGATCTTCATCTAGCGTATCTTCAAAGGCTCTAGTCTTTTTATTAAACTTTTGCTTTAAACACTTATTTCTTAGCTTGAGTAATTCTTCTCTGCCTAAATAACAAAGTTCAATTGTGAAGCCATCATATCCTGGATAATCTATTCCTACTGTCTTGCTTGGAGTTAATAAACTCTTAAGCGATACTGGTTCTTTTTTTACATTCTGTTCTGTCATTATTAATTCCTAAAAATGGAAGGGCCGAAGCCCTTCCGAGTTTGTTTTTATTACGACGTGTAAGTTACTTTAACTTCGTTTGTCGCGCTTGCAGCTGTGCTTGATGATAAATCAGTTGCTAGTCCGTGGAAAGCCACGTCTACTGATACTACATCTTCAAAGCTGTGGGCTGGTAATTCTAAATGTGCTTTGCCAACTTCAATATTACATCTTGGAGTGTTTCCACTTCCACCGATGCCAAAGTTTAAATCAAACGCATTAGTAATTACGCCTCTAGACTCTTGTAGTCTCTCAAATAAGTCTAATGACCCATTTGCTGTGTCATTTAGATAACACGTGAAGTTACCTGAAACTGACCTTGTTCCCATTACATGTCCTAATGGAAGATTAACTGTACCTAATGTTTCTGGTGTTAGATAAGTAAGATTATTTTCGATTGTAATATTACCACCTGTTAATGTAACACCGTATGTTACATCATTTACACCGTCTACTGCCAATGCGCCTAATGTACCTGTTGATTCTGATACATCAAAGCTAATTGCTAAGTCTGTTAATTTTTGTCTTATAAAGTTACTTGATGAACTTATGCCTTCGTTTACTATACCTAAAGTGGTAGTTCCAGTTACACTATTACCTGAATCAGTAGCTCTAGTTTCTAGAGTTGCTACTTCTTCTACAGATTTACCATTTCCAGACCAAGCAACTTGTGCTAATCCTTCAATGTCAAAGTCTACGGAAGCTGATCCAATAGAACAGTCCGCTACTTTATAAACGGTTACACCGTCTGTACCTGTAGTGTAAGTATTACCTTCACTATCCTTAGACGCTCCTAGTACAAAGAACAAATCAAATACTCCAAGAGTGACCTGATTAGAGTTCGCAAAGTTAAAAACATTTGGCTCATAATCAGTCATAGTTCCTGCAGAATTCTGTCCTGCTCCTTTGTCATAGTCTTTCGCAGACATAGCAGACCATAAAGGCCCTTCTACTGCGAATTTTTTAGCGGCTCCAGCATGTTGACCATTAGTAACACCATCAGTTGCTGCACTAGGTGCTGCACTTCCTGATGTAGTAGGTCTCATGTAGGTTGAAAACGACCATTCTGCTGGGGCAAAAGAGTCCGTAAACATTGCTCGACCTCTTTTAGAATATCCAGCACTGGTGGCTGCTTCGTTCAGAGTAACCTCTGAAGTATTTGTCCCTTGACTGAAAGAAAAACCATCTAACACAGGTATCTCATAAAGAGCTGTTTTAGCGCTCGTTCCATCTAGGCTGTGGGTCATAAATACTTTGGTATCTCTACTAAAGAAAAATGCCATTCTTTTCTCCTATTTAATATCGAATCTCTAAGGTGATTTCTCCTACACCAAGAGGTTCGAGTACTCCTTCATCTGTGTCTACTGTACCGATTGTTGTCTGTACTGTAGAGTGAGATGCTCCTGTCGAATCGTAATACGTTAAGGGATCTTTATCCTCTAGTACTGTTTCAACATCTTCTAACAACTCTTCGAGTGCTTCAATGACATCATTGTCATCTGAAACGTAACATCGAATCGTTATTCTTAAAAATCTAAATCTAAACCCGCCTCCATCATATTCGCGAGTTTCTGTTCCTGCTCCTATATGTATTGCAGGAAATTCTACTACTTCATCCCAAAACTTTAGTCTTCTTTCTACTGTTGAGACTGCTGTTCTGAAAGGTTGCATTCCGTTAATCTGTTCTAGCTCTACGGCTAGTGCTTCTACTATGGCTCGCCTACGCGTGGTATGTTTCCTTGCTAGTGCCGTTTCCATTATAGTACTCTTACTCCAAATTTACCGCCTAACATTCCGGTGGCTACCTGTCTTACTGACTTTCTTATTAATCTATCAGGGTCTCTTTGGGGAGTATACATTTTTCCTCCTCTTGCAAAAGTCTCATAAGGATCGTTTTGGTAACTAGTTTCTATCATTGTGTTACCTCCTCTTGGACCTTGTGTTATATTTTGAACTCTTACATTATTTGCAAATCTTCCTGTTCTAAATTGCAAAGCAGGTGACTGCATATTTTGTGCAACTTGTGCTGGCAACACTTCATTAAGTAGTGCTTTTAGAGCCATTGGGTTAGTTGCTGCTCCACCAGTTTTCATAGTGTTAGTACTTCTTTTACCTTTACTTTTTACCGCTCCTGCTGCAGTTGCTTTACTTGCAAATGTTGCTCTTCTTCTTTTTGGCTTTGTTTTACTACGGCCTCTTGATACTGCTTTTTTGCCTTCCTCTAATAATCTTTTATTTACTCTTAATCTCATATCAGGGTTAGATTTATGAGAGAACATGCCACTAACTATCTGTTTTTTACTAAGAGCATCTAAAGCAGTTAAAGGTCCTGGAGAATCTGTAAAAAGCTGTTCTGCTCCGTCTTTACTTTTCTTTGCTTTACTTTCTACTGCTAATTTGACAAAGGTAGCTTGATCCTTAAGTAAAGCTTTTACTTGATCTTTAATTTTTTTATCAACTGTTCCAGGGTTAACTACTAGGTCTTCTGGTACCATCTCTCCTTGCATTATTAGAGTGTCTCTTATTCCGTCTTTAGTTCTTTTTTTACTTAAATCTGTGCTTATTCCAAAAATTTTGTCTAATCCTAGAGTTAGTACTTTATCTACCGAACCTAATAATCTTTTATCTTTACTAATCTTATCTGCACCACCCTCTCTTATATATTTGTCTATTTCCATGTAAGAGACTTGTTCGGCATTACTACCTTGTGCTCCAACAAAAGCTTTTGTAGGTGCTTTACCAAACTCCATCTGTTGAGGTGCATTTTGCTCAAAACTACTTTCCCTAGTTTTACCATGTTCATATTCTATATTAGTAACATCTGCTCCTGCATTTTTCAGATAATCTTTTATAGCTTTTTTTACAGCTAAGGAAAATTGTTGTTCTATGTTACCTGCTCTAGGCGTCACCTTATCCTTTCTCGTATTTCTAATGTAACTGATTGCAATTAAATTTGCATTGCCTTTACTTCTATGTGTTTTTGCTAGTGTCCAGGATTTACTTCCAGTATCTTCTTTCTGTAAAGACGCATATATAGATGCTCTTAGCTTGTTAAAGTCAGTATCTACAACAGGAACTGGTGTTATTGTTTTTCCCTTGAACTTTTTATCAAGTATTTCTTGCATTTTTGCATCAAACTGGCTTTTTACAATTCTAATCTCGCCATTGTTAAAATATTCCCCACCTCTTGATGCAGTAGTTCCTTTTTTTCTTGCCCAGCTAGTATTGATTTCATCCCAAAGCCCTTTTCTTAACTTAGCTGACATTAAATAACCACTCTGTACAAATCCAGTACTCTTTTTATATGGTCTGGAAAATCTGAACTTTCTCTAATTCCTGAAGTTCCTTGGTTCTGTGTTGAAGCTCCGCCTAATGTTCTTCTTTCTTTATGCTCGTCTCTTATGTAATAGTTTACTAAGTCAAATAGTGCTAGTTGTAAATCTTTTGGAGTAGAAGCATATCCAGCATTATATGTTATTTTTACTGCTCCTAAACCTTTTGGCCACGCTATACGTGTTCCTTGTTCATTAGTTCTTACTATTGCATCACTTTCTGAATCAACATAGTACTGGTACTTAGCTGTTGTTAAAGTCTGGTATGCTTCTGAATAAGTTGTTCTTTCTTCTACACT